TTTATCCTCAACAAATTTTCTAATGTATTTGCTGAGTAATTTGATGTACTTTGATTTGTCGTATTCTTCATAAACAACACATTCTCCATTTTCACACGCCATGATAATTACAAATTTTTTAACTACAATATCAGTTAATTCATACAACATACAAGCATATGCTGCACACTGAACAAAATAATTTTCAATCCATTTTTTTGGTTTTGGATATTTTGATGTTTTAAAATCGATTATTGCTAATTCGTTATTATATTCTGCAATACAATCAACTGTTCCAGCAATACCTAAGACTCTACTATATAGAGAATTTTCTATAGCACAAATATTATCTATATTATTTAGTTTTGATTTAGAAATCTTAAATAAAAACTCAGAAATAGGTTGAACATTAGGAAGTTCTTCATTTTTTAAATAATATTCAGTGAGAGTATGCATATCAGTTCCACGACTTGTTGCCGCTTTAGTAATACGATCTGCTTCTTCATTTCCAACTTTTTTTCTCCATTTAATAAAAATTTCTTTATTAAAATGACTAGTTATTGATGTAATTGATACTAACTTAATGTATTCCTCAAAATCAGGAACTTTATAATATCTTACACCTTCAATAGTCTCCCTCTCTAATGGACAAAGATTCAAGTCAACATGATTAAACATTAAAACCTCTCTACACCTACATTAAAACCTCTCTACACCTACATTATAACCGATAATTAAATTTTAGTCAAATATAAAATTCACATTCCTAACTGATACTTAGCAGTTAGGAATTCTTTAACAAGTCCTGATCGAACAATATCATCTAATTGAAACTCAATTATATCAAAAGATGGCATAATTCTTAAAATTTTCATAAAATCAAAAATTCCATTCTTTTCATTAGATCTAGTAAGATCAGTTTGACTAGCATCACCACAAAACATAATCTTAGAATTAGATCCGACTCTTGTCATTATACTATCAAGTTCATGAAAATTTAAATTTTGAAACTCATCAACAATAATAATCGAATTGTCAAGAGTTGTTCCGCGAAGAAAAGATGTACTCCAAAACTTTATTGTATTTTGTACTTTAAGATTACCATAAAGCATTTCAAAATCTACTGCTGTAGGCATTTCAAACATATACTTTACCATAGCCTTATATGGTATCTGATAAAGAGTAGATTTATCTTCATGGTCACCAGGAAGAAATCCAATTTCTCTAGTAGCAACAAGAGATCTTACGATATATATTTTTTCATACGGAGTTGTTTCATCCAGAGCATCTTTTAAAGCATTATATAAAGTAATAAATGTTTTGCCAGTTCCAGCAGCACCATAAGCAACTAAATTCTTATCTTCATTATAAGAATCAAATAATTTCTTTTGATTATCAGTAAGAGGACTTATATCAACTAAAAAATCATTATTAATTGGTTTTCTTCTTCTCATATGTTTTGCCGTTAATCCGACACCTATTGGTTGATCTACTTTCTTTTTTCTTGGCATTTAAAAACTATAATCACGATATTTACGGACAGTTGCACCAGGTTGTTTTGAAGCTCTATCTAATACTTCATTCCAACCTCCATCTAATTTCTTCCTCCAATCACTACCTTCACCAACTCCAGCAACACCTGCCTGCCAGTCTTTATCCCAATCAGGATTATCCTTTCGCCATTGATCATATGCCGTCATTGGCATAGAAAGTTCTTTCTTCTCACCAGTTTCTTTATTAATAAGAGGATAAGTAGGCATATCAATATAAATCTATGTGTTTTTATTTAGAGAGTATGTAACTTAAATGCTAAACTAATTCTCATAGGACACTTCTGATAAGAAAATGAGTATCCTTTGTGCATAATCCTTCCAGGAAAAATAAGTAATCTATTTTGAAGAGGCTGAATAATAGTTGATTGAGATACTGATGTCATAATCTCAGTGAACCCACCCCATCCATATTCATAATCACTTACATAGAACAGTCCAGTTACATCACAATTATCTGAATGAAAACTACCTTCTCTTCCAGACCATTGACCATTAAAATAGATTCGTTCTAATTCGTATTCACCATCCAAATGTTTCTTAACTTTATTAAACAAATAATTATTATAAAATTTTTTATTTGTTACATCCAACATTAAAAAGTCAAATTGCTCCTTATCTTCAATATCAATACAGCTATCTTGAAGAATCCATGAAGAACCAAGAATTCTTTTTTTAACTTTCTTAAAATCTATCTTATCTAAAAAATTATCAACAACCTTTACGTCCATGCAAGAGCCTCTGAAACTGTTGGAAATTGTTCCTTAAAAATAGAACGAATTCCTTCAGCAATCTCCATATGTTCTTTCTGAGTACCATGAGCAGATCTTAACTCAATATAATGCACCCATGATCTCACTGAACCAGTCATATAAAGTCTTGTAGGAGTAGCAAGAGGAAGCACAAATCTTGCACATTCTTTTGCAACACCATTTTTTAACATATCCTTATACAACCACATCGCCTGCTCAAAATGCTTTTTAATTCCTATTTCATAATCACATCTAAGTTTAGCATCCAAATCATTTGTAGAATTTTGACGATTTTTTGTGTCCTGTCTTCTTAATTCAGGAACAGGTATAATTTCATCTAACAAACTACTATCAGCATACCTCTGAGAAAATTCTTGATAAGTAAAAGAACGATGACGTAAAATTTGTGCAGCAAGTCCTCTAGTAGTATTAATCTCCACTGTCATATGTGCCTGCTCAAATACAGACCAATGACCATGATTAATACAGTATTTTAAAAGACCTGAAAACTTCTCATTATCCTGATTTTTAGGATTAGATACTCTGGCAACATATGCCATATGCTTTTCAGCATCAGGAGTAACACTTACTAATTTAATTTCTGAATTCATAATCAATCTGGATACCCATCATCATCGTCAAAACTCTCATCATATTCAGCAATTTGTGGAGAAAATGCTTTTGAATTACGATAAGAATCAATATCCGAATATACCTCAGACTCTAATGCATTTACTAGAGACTTAAGATTTTTAACAATTAATTTAAGTCTTTCTTTTTCCATAAAATTTCTCTTTCCTCTATGTATTATACTATAAAAAAGACCCTCCTGTCAAGGAGAGTCTCTAAAATATATAAGTAAGTAACTATTTTATACACATACAGTTTTAACTTCTGCATGCTTAACACCTCTGTAAGATTGTACAAAGGTTTTAGTTTCACACTTTTTCTGATTAGGGCGATTTTCTGTATCGTACTTAATACCACGATAAGTAACTTGTGCCATTGGTTTACTCCTAAAGTAATTGGATTTTTAGGTCCGTTCCTTCTGTCGGCAATGCGTCCTATTTTCAAAACACTTTGGATTAGTTTGTTCCATCATTATAAGTTTAATGTCAATTTGTTCGGCTGGAGACATAACTTTAGATTTCTCTAAATTATTAACAAGCCAATCATAATCCTTACAAGAAAGAAGATACTCTGTTGCAGATACTGAAGTAACTGCACTCATAATCAATAATGGCAAAATGAATAAAAACATAGGATGAACGATCCGTTCCTCGTCGGCTTACTTGCGACCCTTAATGGGTTGAACGTATGTGCATTTTAACACATATATTAATATATAGTCAAATAAAAATGTAATATATGATGCAATTTTATTTTTTATAAATCTTTTTACCCTTAACTATTCTTCCACTCCCCTTTGCATCCCAAAATTTAATTCCATATAATTTTCTATCCCGTAAAAGAAAAGCAGAACGATCTTTAAATGCTTTAATTTTTTCTCTTTCCTCAATTCTTTTTTCTATTTCGTCTTCAAGTTCAAAATAGTTCATCATTTAATAAAACTCTCCAAAATAAATTCTGCTTGTTCATCATTTTTAATCAACTCATTATACCATATCATATCCTCCAAAGATACTTCCCGATGAAGTCTAATTCTACAAACAATTCCAGTAAGTCTCAATCGACAATCTCTACTTAACATATTTTTTTTAGACTTATTTATAAGTATTCTCTTTTTTTTCAAATTCATAGACAAAATCACTTCCCCATACTACTTTACCATCTTTCCATCCCTGATCTTTACTTTTGTATGATTTACCATCAAATTCTACCATACTCTTTACCGTTCCACCATTAACTATACAATTACGAGTAGAAACTATACCAGTATAATAATCTTCAACAGCAAAAAATAACATATCACAACATGGATTATGATCTTTCCATTCAGGAGACCAATTCTCAACTACAATAGTGTCATTTTTAATATTAACACGATGCCAACGATTTCTATAAGGATTATCTTTTCCTTCAGATTCATACCATTGTTTTGAAATTAATTCATTTTCACCAATACGTTCCCAATAAAGATGACAATAAGAATATTTTATAGGATTTTTGGAAGATTGTTTCCAATTATCATATAAACCTTCTAAAGTATTACAAAACTTTTCTATCACTACAATCTTGCCCAAATAAAATCTAAATTTGATCTGTCTTTATCAGTATTAAAACATTCCAATAACTCAGAATCATTCAAATATTCTCTTACTTTAACATTTTCTTTAATATTATCAATAAAACTACCACCATCAACATTCCATGCCGAATGAGCACACTCTTGCACAATCTTATAAGCATCTTCTCTAATCATTCCTTTCTTAACAAGATCTAATAAAACTTTCTGACTAAAAACAACATATCCATATACATTCATATTACGATTCATATTATGTGGATATACATTAAGATCTTTAATCACTTCAAACATTTCTCTTAACATAAAATGAAGTGTAATTGAACAGTCAGGAAACATCATTCTTTCAATAGAACTATGACTAATATCACGTTCATGCCATAATGTTACATTTTCAAGTGCTCCTACAACATAACTACGCAATACTCTTGATAATCCACTAATTCTTTCACTTCTAATTGGATTTCTTTTATGTGGCATAGCAGAACTCCCCTTCTGCCCTTTAGAAAAACCTTCTTCAACTTCAAGTACATCAGACCTCTGAAGATTACGAATCTCAGTAGCAAACCTATCCAATGAAGAACCAATCAATGCAAGTGTTTGAATATAATCAGCATGCCGATCACGAGAAATAATTTGTGTGCTAACAACATCAGGAGTAAGACCTAATATATCACATGCAATTCTCTCAACCTCTGGATCAGTATTGGCATATGTTCCCATAGCA